TGCCCAGCGTCTGTAAGTCCTGTTCTTATGGTGCCTATGTCGCCGCGTGATCCGAGGATACCGGCCTGTCCGACAGTAGATTCTCTTTCCGCTTGACGCCCTGCTGACCCCAAACGACTCATAGCACCCGCAGTGGTGCCTGCAGACCTGCCTGCTTGCCGTAATAGCTGTTGTTGAGTTTGTCCGGCTGTCTGTAAACCGCCCCGCGTTGCTGCACCAAGCTGTCCGCCTAGCGCCTGCGCTGTGCCAAGAGCCCCGATTCCTACGTCAGCAGCCAGTTGCCGCCCTTGTTCAGCACCAAGTCCTAAACGTGTTGCGGTGTCGGTAGCTGCACGTTGAGCAGATACGTCAGCAGCAGAAAGACCACGCTGTGCAGCCTGTACTTGTAAAGGTATGCCAGCAGCGGCTCCTGTAATGTCACTAGCCGCCCTAGAAAGCCCTTGTATGGCCTGATCGCGGAAGCTGTACGGCTCCGCACGTGTGTCAGCGGCGAGCCTTTGCGCTTCACCTAACGTGCCCAAACCTGTTTGTTGAGCTAAAAGTGCGGCTTCAATACCGGGTAAAGCGCCTGCGGTAATAACGTCTTGACCCGCCTGAGTTGACTCTAAAGCGCCCTTTAAAAAGGGCTCGTAACCGCCAATACCGGTGCGAATTAAATCGCCTGCAGCAATCTGATCGGCAGTCATGCCCGCTACGGCTTGAGTTGGTAAAGCGACCGGACCCGTAGGTAGCCCTGTTTCGGGATCTAAAATCTGTTGCCCGGTTGCGGGATCGATGCCCTGCAGGCGTTTAATGTAGTCTAAAGAGTCTGCGTACAGACCCGCTTTGTACGCTTCAATCTCTGGCGCTTCGCGGACAATCTGCGTTGTGGTTGTATTCTCTGCCATTACGCCATTCTCTCAAACTTACTCATTAGGTCGTACATGTTTTGCATTCCGTTTTCTCGACTGCCGTTACCGGCGCCGCGCACGGCTTTTGCCGTAAATACAAACTCGCCGTCACTCAGCATAGCTGGGATATCGTCGCTGGTTTCTGTGCCGGGACCTTCGATGCGCCCGTTCATGCGAGGGAAGTTTTCTATTTCGCCACCGTCTGCTGAGTAGGCTACAGGCTTATAAACCGGAGTTTGCAAAGGTTTGTATTGGTCAGAAACGTCTTGAATCGTGTAACTCGCGGGTAACCGCATGGTGTTTGGCCCGAGGCGGTATTTATAGCCTTCGGGCCCTTCGAGATAATCAAAACCGGTTACTTGCTCGGCAACGTTAAAATCTTCTGGCTCTTTTCTAGTTAAAGAATCAAACGCGGCTAACCCAACAATACCCGGTGCATACCTGCGAATCGCGCTAGGCGCAAGACTCGCACTTGCTTTCATTCCTTCTGCAACAAACTTAGTAAACTCAGGAGTGCCCCTAGAAAGTCCAGCGTCTAAAGCCGATCGCTCGATAGCCGCTCGTTGACCGGCTCCGGGCATGAATAAATCGCGCGTGCCACCAAACAAGTCCATGCCTCTTTCGGCACCGGTAACGGGGTCTGGGCCAATACCAAAGGTTCTTTTAAAACTGTCGATTACGCCGGGCGCTTCAGTTGCGGTAGGCACCGCAGAGGCTGTTGTGCCCGCTGCGGCACCGGCACCCGTACCGGCACCCGCAGTAGTTGTAGTGCCTGTAGCTGGGTCAAAAGTAGCCTTGCCCGCATCGTAATAACCCGTACCGGCACCTGCAGTCGTTGTAGTGCCTGCAGTGCTTGCGGTGGGTGCTCCGGTAGCCAAAGCTCGTATTTCTGCATTCGTAGTGCCCGGAGGAGCTATTCTAGCGAAAGCAGCTTCGGTTGCAGGATCTAAAGGTGTTGATGCGATAACCGGAGGAGGTGCCACGGCCTCTACAGGAACTGCCGTCCCGTCAGGCATGTAAGTAAACTGAGCTTGCTGTGTTGACGCCGCTTGCGAAGCGGCAGTTGGAGATGCTGCAACACTTTCCAGAGTCGATGCGGCTTTTGCAGCTTCAGCAGCTTGCGCACCACCGGCAGCGGCAGCCTCACCTATTGTTCTTGTGAACGCACCCTCTCCAACCGCACCGGCCTTAAAGCCTTTGAAGAAACTACCGCCTTCACCAGCAGCAGACATACCGCCACTGATACCGTTCATCACACCGGCTGTCAGCCCGCTAATCGCCGCTGACTTCAACGCGTCCTTCAAGTTACCGCCATTTATCAAGGTGGCTATGCCTGATCCGGCAGCCGCGCCTAAAGGTCCGAGGAAAGCAGCACCCACAATCGGTAATACGACCGTGACAGCTTTCTTTACAAACTTTTTAAGCCCCTTGAACAGCTTCTTCAAGAAGAATTCTGGTTGCCCGGTGACCGGGTTCAGAGAGTTAAGCTCGTTACCTACCACATAACGCTCGGGCTCGATGCCCATGTCGCGCATTTGCTGGAAGATACGGTCTTTAAGAATTGGGTTTTTGCGGAAGACCTCCATCGGTATGACGGTTTCGCCTTCTGCAGCGTGAATCATGTATTCGTCTTCGTGACGACCAAACGTTGCTAATTGATCGGCTACGCGTTTGACTTGGGCAATGCCCGTTTGAGGCAAGTCATCTTCGTCGTCCGTGGCCCAAGAGCCCTCAGTCGCGGTCAAAAACGAAGCGATACCGCCAGCAGGAACCTCTATCGGTTCAATATCGTCAAATTCGTCGTATTGAAGTGCAGCTTGTCCCATAATTTATCCGACGGTTACAACAATCGCGCCCTTATTTATTACCTGTACACTACCTACAAGTCCTTGCGCTTCCAAGGGGTCCGTTGTGTACGGCAACTCTTGCGACAGGCTGATCCAATTAGCCCCATCGTATACCTGCAGCAGGTTTAAAGTTAGGTTCCAAATCAAATCCCCTGTGGCGAATTTTAGTTGGTCCCTCTTCGTATTCGTAAACTGCGGCGTAGAATCCGGATCGACTGAGTCTAAACTGATCTCTAATAAACGTACAGCCTTGTTATAGGTGTTGGAGTCGACGGCTTGTCCAGCCGCAAACGGAAGTCTGCCTTGTAAAAGCTTACTCATCGTCGACCGTTAGCTTGCAGGTCTAAACGAGTCGCGCCCAACCTAAAACCGACACCCAAACGCACGTCTGTAGAGGCATCATCGTCAGATTCAAACCGCACTGCGGCCTGTCGTGCTCTCGCCCGCATGTCTACTTTTGTGGTCGTAGCCGTGAAACTAGTGGTCTGGTCCGTGGTCAGTGTGCTGCCGGGGAAGTTGCGTGCTTTCAACACCACATTTATAGCCTGATCGCTGCCGCCGGTTCCGTTGAACTTAACGTCTGGGATCATACGGCGTATAAATTGAAACTCTTCGCCATCGCCAATATCAAAGTCAGCCGATTCAATAAACACGTTGTCCATCGGGCTACCGTCGTTATCATTACCCGTTTCGTGTTGGTATAGGTAATTTACCGACGAATCTGCACCCGCAGCGCGTGGGAACGCGACGATACCCTCGTCCAACCACGCTGTACGAGACAACTGTCCGATGTTCCACGTTTGCTCTAAGTAGTTGTAAACCACGTACCGGTCAATCACATCGCTATCGGAAGAGCAATAGAACCATCCGACTTCGTTGAATTGCTTATTTAAAAAAGCAAAAAACTGAAAGGCTTGACCTTCGTTTATGTCAGAAAACACGTACGAATGCACACTGCATGGAACAACGGAAACGCCGCCGTTGTACATGTAAAAGCCTTTTTTATCCATCCAATACACGCCCGACGGGGTATTTACAGCGGCATTCGGGCCCATAAGGCTGACGCCCTCGTTGACGAGATTGAGTCCGAAAGTAAGCGGAGTGCCGATAAACTGCAGGCTGTACAACGCAACGTCGGTCCATATAAGAGTTTCTTGGCGGGCCCTTAGACCACCAATAATCTCTGAACCTGCCGAACAACGCAGTGATCCCGCCGTAGTGTCTGCTCTAGGTTCCCACTCTGCTGCGTTTTCTTGGTCTGAAAAAGCAATTAATAACGGATCGATCGTGCCTGTTCGGGTTGTTCCGGCAACGTCCGTCAACGGATCGGCGCCCAACACCAGCACGTGTCGATCTACATCCGACACAATGACTTGCAAACCTTTAGTCGGCGCAGCGTTAGCCCCGGCCAATGAGCTCAAAGCTACGGCTCTTGTGTTCAAGCCGTTTGTCTTGTCCCAATAGTAAATACTGCCCGCACGCGGGTTGGAGATCAGGTCTTCACCAAAGTTGTCCATTGACCACAAACGTAATTGATTTGAATCGCCCAAAGACGTCGTAGATCCCCATGTGCCCGAGGACCATGTGCCAACACCCCAACCGGTGCCGTCTACAAACACGTCCAACCCCGAGTTTATTTGATATGTTCCAACAACAGAGCCGCCACCATTGCCGCTGTCACTGCTATTTGCCGTGACGGCCACACCATCGGTGTCTTTTGCCGTAATTGTGAAGGTGTTAGCGGTGGGTACTGTAAGGACTTGATATTCTTGATTAAGAACAGCCGCAGTAATGTTGCCTCCAAGGGTTGCGGCACCTGAAAACGTCACAAAATCGCCGTTGACAGCACCGTGACCAGTATCTGTAACCGTAAGTGTGCTGGACTCGTTGGTCGCAGCAAACGTCACATCTCCAGCAGCCGTGGTGGCCCGTATCGGTGTTATGTCGTTGTACGAAGAGCCCTCTTGGATGTACAGCTTGTTCCGTGTGCCGAGGCCCAAGAGCTTTGTACCGTCAAGGTCGACCCACCCAAACAGTTTGCGGCCAGTGCCTTCGTATGAAGCTTGTATGTATTTCTGCCAACCACCTATCTTTTCTGGCAAGCCCTTACGAAACCGCACCAAATTGCCATCGAACCAACCGCCTTCTGCGGTGTAGTCTGTGCCTTCTTTGTTGATACCGGGGTTAAAGATAAACTTTTGCAACGGCATTACTGATAGTCTCCTGTACGGATTATTTCAGTCACTTCCAACGCACGATTGCCTACCTGAGTAGCCCACCGACTGTCCATAAACTCATCGGCTGCAATGTCAAACTGCTCGCGGCTCATTGCTTCAATCGCTTTTACAAAGCCGCGCAATCGTGTCAGACCAAGGTTAAAACAGATGTCGATCATGGCATCTTTTCGCGCCTCATTGAGGGCGGCAAACCAGTAGTAAGTGTCGTCAAGCTCTTCTCGCACACGCCGGATGTCGTTAGCCAATAAATACTCGATTTCTTCTTCAGACAGTCCTAAACCGCCGTTTTCGTCGATATTGCGCCCAACACCTACAGTGATCATGTTTTCTGAGCATTTGTACGCATGGCTACGCACACCTTCGTGACGCTTCAACATTCCTATTAGCTCAATACCCATTACTTCTCCCTGCTTACGCCTTGGACCTTCTCGTAGGATCGCATTGCGCCGAGACCCAACATGCCCATCATAACGGGAACGAGCAACGTGGTATCGATCTCAGGCACTTCAACCCAGATGCCCAGTATATTGGAAAGGATGGTGTTGTAAAAAAGCCCTAGCGCACACACCCACCCGATACAAGGTCGCCATCCAGCGACAAACAAAGACTTAGAAGCAGCCTCAACCTTGTTGACCTCTAGCTGCCCTTTAGCGAGCTCTTGAGCATGGCGCTCTGCAAGCGTGCTCAACTCAAAAGCGATGCGATTCTTCTCGTCTTTGTCCTCAATTACCTTATCTAGTAGCTGAGTGGCTGGGCCTATGATTGATCCAAGTATGCTCATTACGCCCACCCGCTATATCGGGCAAAACACTTGCCACAAAGTAGTTTTACTTTTAGATGCACAAAGTCCATTACTGCTCCCGGTTTTTTGCAACCAGCACAGCGCAATGTAACGCGCCTTTCATCGCTCACCGACCCTTCGCCATGTACGCTGTAGCGCCAAAGTATAGCCCCACAATGCTCGCCTGACTAAGAAACAGCATGTCGCTCAGAGAAGCCATAGTGGACAGACGGGACTCAGGGATAAATGGCATAAGTGGTAGTAAAGCGTAAACCACCATACTGCCAAGAGACACCCAAGCCATTCGGCGTTGACTATCTGCTTTCTCTTCACGCAGTTCGATTTCAACAAGCTCTTGATTTCGTGCCAATTCTTCATCGCTCACGACCCCATCTCCATCTAGGTCATACTGAGCATACCGCGATTTAGGCTCTAGTTTCTTAGGACTCATTAGTCATCATCCTGTTTGGCTGGGTCACGAAACAGTATCTTGGTACCTGCTTCTGAGGTAGGTATCTCTCTTACACGGCAGTAGGTCTTGAAGTAGCTGTTATTACTTAGTAGCTCATTTATCTTGCCTACAGATTGTGCGTTAAGCGCCTTGGAGTATTCTAAGCACGAGGTCAGTTCTCTAAAGTACAACTCCTCGCCCGTGGGTTGCCCACGCTCAAGAACAATCAATACAAAAATCATCATGGTCATGCGCGTATGTCCAATGAAAGCTGATCTTCAACCTTTACAATAGTAGAAAGAACTTCGCCGTTTTTATAGTAATAATACGTTTCGCTGTAATGCGTTGTGG